GACAAATCCTGTAACTTGAGGAATTAAACTACGAAGAGGATCTTCTGGTCTCATAACTCCAGGTGCTTGATCTGCAAAATATTCATCAACAGTCATCCCAGTCTTTTCTATGCTTGGGCCTATAAGATCTTTAGCATCTAGTGATCCTACACCAAACTCATCTATGTTTACACTTGGATCTACAAGATCTTGAATTTGACGTTGAGGAAATAGATCTGTGGGATCTGTTTGGATATCACTTATTTGACTTTCATAGAATTTTCTTAAACCTTCGTCTATAACACTACGATCAGAAGCTTCTGCACTGCTAAAAGGATTAAGGGCATCTATAACATCACCAATAAAACCTTTTTCAGGGACTGCTGCTTGTGCATCAGCAACAGCTTTAAATTTTTCATAATTAGGATCTTGCGTAACAGATGGAGAATCTGGATTCTGCTCATATTTTTGTTTAAATCCACCCATACCGAGCACACCATCATAAAGTCGTTTTTCCTGTTTTGTTAATTTTTTATATAAATTTTCTGCTAGTATCGCCATTATCTTCTACCATCTGGTTTTGCATCGAGTCTTAGAGTTCCATATCTCCAAGTTTCTCCAGCAGCGTCACACGCTATTTTAATTGAAACTAGTCTTCCTCTAGCCCTAGTGTCTACCTTATCAGTGGTAGAAGTTATTGTAAAGGGTCCTAAAGATGAGCTTGATGCTGTATTATTTGGATAATCATTTATAAATAAAGTAACTTTTGAAGTACCCGTTAATACTTTGTAGTCTGGTATAAACCTTTTTACAGACATAAAAAACTCACCATCTCCTCTAAAATCAGCCATACCTGTGCTTTGACCTAAAGCACCTTTTCTAGCTGTAATGTCAAAATCTCCAGATCTAATAAATGCATCAATTGATGTGGTGCCTGAACTATTAACCTGATCAGTCCCTACCTCGTGTTCGTAATATGTTGTTGAGCCAAAAGTATTTGTAATACCTTGTATTTCAATATTAGGTGTGGCTGTTGCTGTATACTCTGTAGCATAAGGTTCACTAAATACACTAGCATCTTGGTATGTAGTTCTAGCTAGAGAACCCGTAGTCCATACTCTTTCAGCATAATTATATGTAACTACTCTATCAATTTGATCTGATCCATCTTTAGGATAAAACCAATTTACTTCTGTATATAAACTATTGTGACCTGCAGATATTATTTTATTTGCTTCAAAGTTAATTCCTAAATTATCTCCATCTTTTGTAAATACAAAGTCCTCAACAAGACAAGGTAATGATTTAACTGTACCGTCAAACGTAAAGAATCCACCAGCGTTACCCATCCAGAACACAGCTCCTGATGCATACACAACTGAGTTTTGACCCATACATCCACAGTTAACACCTACTTGTCTAATACTAAATGTAAAAGGTGGACCTACAAACTGTGCAACATATGCAGCGTTATCTGTTAATATTAGAATATAATCTTTACCATTTACAGCAGCTCTTATCTCATTTCCTGAATCTAATCTAAATGTACCCGCAGTATTAGTTGCTGTGGGTGCGTATGTATTTAGATCCTCTTGATCAGAGAATCTTATAAACATTGGATCTTGAGTTGAAGTATCTCCAATAGTTGTTTCTGTTCCAAGATGAAATAAATGTCTGTCTCTATCTGACACCACAGTCATCAAACTTTTAGTTGGATTATTTGTAGTTGCAAAGTTTGTTGTGGATGTAGATGCTCTGATTGTTCTTGCTCCTGATGCTCCTGCATTCCATGTAAATGTTTTACCGTTATGAATTGTAGCGACTAATACTTCACCAAAGTTATCTAAACTCCAGAAGCCTGGGTCCAAAGTCACTGCACCTGTTGCTCTTGCTGTTCCCCAAGTAGATAAGTTCCAAGTTGATGTACCCCAACCATAACCAGCTGTTTGAAAAGTTGGTCCTATTGTGACATACGGATTAACAGTTGCTGCACCTGCAGTCGACATTCCTGTGCCACTTTCATTGGAGGCCATCGTAATTGTAAAACTGTTAGTAGATGATGTTATAACTTCATAAGTTGTGTTTTCAAAATCACCTGTAGAGTATCCTGTAGCTCCTCCTCCAGGCAATGTTACAGATGTAAACGTTATATACTCTCCAGCTAATATACCATGAGATGTTTTATTCAAAGTAACAGTTGCAGAGCCATTTGAAGATGTGAAAGTAAAACCAGTAACAGCTGTATCTAAAGGAGTGATGTCGTAAAAGTCATCTCCATAATATACAAACAAACCTTTGTTACTTCCTAGAACTGTATACTTCTCTCCAGCTATACTAGTAAAAGCATGTTGTGCTCTTACAACTCCAGGTATGGTTAATTTCTGTGTAGTAAGTTGACTCCATCCACCTATTTTTTCTGGTAGTCCATATCTAAATCTTACAAAATCCCCATCTATCCACTGAGCTTCTCCTCCGGATGCTGTAACTTGTTTGTTAAAACCAGGCTTGAAATTTAATTTTTGTAGCATATAAGTATTTGTATATATATAAAAAGAACTATTCTAAACCATGAATTTGAAAGAAGCAATAATTGATTTGGACATAAGTATACCAGATAAAGTCATTAAAAAATTCAAAGAGTATATCGATTATAAAGCTACAGAAAAAATGACGGTAGCAGATGGTTTGAATACAGACATTAGAAATGTATTTGGACACCACTTAAATCAATCTTCTATAACTGATAAAGTTTTATTTAATGTAGTAAAAAATTTAATATGGAATTACTATTTTAATTATAAAGCAAAGTTTCCTCAGTTGACTGTAGGAACATTAGCCCAAGTAGATCTTTTAAAATATGCTCCTGGTGGAAAGTATGAGATACATACAGATCACGGTACTACAACAAACAGAACACTTAGTGTAATTATAAATTTAAACGACGAATATGAAGGTGGGGATCTAGTGTTCTATCATCCTAATTCTAAAGACGAGTCTAAAAGAGTTAAAGCTAAAACAGGTAAAATTATTTTCTTTCCAAGTAATTTTTTATATCCACATTGTATTGAACCAGTAAAGAAAGGAACAAGGTATTCTATAGTATCATGGCTACTATAAGAGATTTTAAATATAAACTAGTTAAGAATTTCTTCTCAAAAGAAGAGTTAAAATTATTAAAACAATATTGTCTACTTAAATTAGATGAAGGATTTAAAGATGATGAACAGGCCCCTGTATGTCCATCGTATGGTAGAGATCCTTTAATGCATGTATTTTTAAAAGAGAAACTTCCATTGATGGAAAAGGTTACTGGTTTAGAATTATTAAAATCTTATGCTTACTGGAGATATTATATATACGGATCTGTTTTAAAAACACATAAAGATAGAGAGGCTTGTGAAATATCTGTAACAGCATGTATACATAAAACACATAACTGGCCAATACACATGAATAAAAAATGGATAGAAATAGAAGAAGGAGATGCAGTTGTATATATGGCGCGTGAATTATCACATGGGAGAAAAAAATTTGAAGGTGATGGGTGTGCTCAAGTGTTTTTTCACTACGTAGATAAACATGGTTCTTTAACAGAACATGAAGACGATCAAGCTAGAACACTACACAATGCAATTATTAACAGCTAAAATAGTATGGTTTCCAAATTATTTGGGATCTATAACCGAAGACTATCTAGAGAATAAAATAGAATGGGAAAAAGATCACCTAAACAATGTAAGACAATATATGAAAGAAGACGGTTTGTTATTTCCTGGAGTTGTAATGTACAACAAACACGTAAAGAAAATGGAACTACATTGTGGACACTACAGATTCAAGGTAGCTAAAGAAATGGGTTATGATGGTATGGATGTTTATGAGGTAAATAATTATAGAGATGTCTTATATCTAACCAAATTTACAGAAAATTGTTACAAGCAATACCTTGAATTAAAGAAAATAAAAGATATACATGAACCTGAAAGTAAATTTATATGAGTTACGAATCACTAATTGAAGCCACTAAATTTCATGCTGAGAATAAAGATAATTGGTGTGGAGAGGCTTTAGCAGAATATAAACACGAAGTATATAAAATTATAAAAGATCAAAAAGTACGAACCATACTAGATTATGGTTGCGGTAAAGCAACGTTTCATAAATTATTATTTAATAATAAACAAGTACCAGGCTCACCAACAGGTATTGTAATAGTAGGATACGATCCTGCTGTACCCATGTATGCAAAAAAAATGAGTATGAATTATGATTTAGTTCTCTGTGTAGATGTAATGGAACATATTCAAGAAGATAAAGTTGAAGAAGTTTTAGAAGATTTATTTAGTTCAGGAAGATTTGTTTTCTTAACTATAACTTGTTATCCAGCAAGACAGGTATTATCAAACGGAAAAAATGCTCACTATACAGTC